TTTCAAGAGCTTCGATATCGATATCTTTTAACAGATCTTTACGTCGTTCTAATTCATTATTGTTAACTTTATTAAACTCTGGATATTTCATACGACATTTTAAACAGTATTCATGTTGAACATGTTGTTGTATTTTTTTGCCACAGTGTTTACAAAATTTCTTTCTAACATATCGTACTTCTAAGTTATCTAAGTTATTATTAGCTGGATTACCATCTTTAAAAGATATGAAAAATTTTTCTTTTGAATCTCCAATCAAAAATGCTCTAGCTTTTAAATGAGCTACAGAATATCTAGCTAAACTTCTAGGAGTCGTTACGACATAACCTCTAATTTTGTCATACGTACCTTTAACGATACGAAATCCATAATAATCGGTCGGACTTACAATTTTATCTGGGTAGACATAAAAATTTTCAATTTTTTTACACTTACCTGCTTCTAAATCTGCTTTAACTTCTGGATATGAAATCGTTTCGTATCCTTTCATATATTCACCTACTTTAAAATTTTCATACCGTCTGGCATAGATTCATCGATTGCTTCGATCATATTTTCAATATATTCACGATCGCAGAATTCAATATTCTTACTCGGAGAATATTTACGATCGATAATCTTCCAACCTTTACAGATGTATGTACCGTTATTGCCTTCAAGATCAAGTTTATCTAACGTATCAATACCGACACTTAACCCATCACGATCAGATAAATAGTTACAAATAACTTGTACGAATCTAGCATAACCATAATCATCGCAATCTGGTTCTCTAAATCCAGATCGCTTACAATATTCTAAAAATGCTGTTACGCTATCAAGGCCACCATTCCAATGAACATAAATACCTAACGATTTATTATCGTGAATGCTCGGATCTTCTTTCCACGTAATAACTGCTCTATTCCCCATATGCACCTCCTACAACAAAAACATGGTTGTTTTAACCATTGCAAAAATTAATAAGTATATAGCTACTAATATTAAAAAGATAGCTGGAACCACTGTTAATACTAAAAATGTTTTATTTAAATATTTAAAAATAATTCCACTTTTGTCTAAAGTAAGACTATAAAATAATGAAAACAAAGTAGCAAAGAACAAAATAGCTAAGCATCCAGCAAAAATTCCTGAATTTTTATCCATTAATTAATTCCTTTCAACTTACGATAACAACGGCGCCATATTAACTTATGGGATCGTTCTTGACTAATACAATGAGCTAATTCATGGACAAAAGTATCCTCGATATCACCAGCATTAAAATTAATTTTAATTAATGCCAATTCATTGTTAAATATAGTTTCGCCATATATATCTTTCTTATTAGTTTCGCATATAAGAATATCTAGATTACAGCTATTACTATATTTATAAATAAATGTATCGAGGATTTTAATCCATTTCTCTTTCAGATTAGTATCGTAATAGACTTCCATTATTTAACTTCCCAATGCTGACAATCATATTTAGTTTCGTCACAAGAAGTTAAGTATTCTTCTTTAGTACATAATCTGGCATCATGAACTTTTGATTTTTCAAGGAAGAAGTCCATATAAAAGTTATTGATTTCATCTAATGCTTCGTTTGTAATTTCTTTGTTATTAACATCGAAATTAACTTCACAATATGACCAGTCTTCACCTTCGTTTTGAATGATGGCAAAATACATATGTACAGTTTTAGTGCCATTATCATTAATAGTAATTTCTACGTTATCCATATTAACCGCCTATTAAAGGATTAATAGAATCCCAATCATAATCATCATGTTTAATAGTGTCATCTTTAATAATGTTACCATTACGATCGACTTCGAAATCTCGCTCGAAGCACATACCGCATTCGAACATATGACCTTTAATATCTATATGATACAAATTAGCTACTTCTAATACTTCATCAATTGTTAAATCCCATGCACTTTTTACGTTAGCACAAAAGAATTTATCACTATCAACATTATCATCATCTTTATAAATAGAACAAGACCACATCTCACTAATATAAGCTCGTTGAAATGTTTTAAACCATGTATTGCTATTACTAATACCTTGAATATCACCATATTCATCAGTTGTTACTTGATTACTAATAATAGACTGAGGTGGATTTTGTGTAAAATCCATATCGACTTCGATTAATTCTTCTTCTAAGAATTTTTTGATATCGTTATATTTGCCGCGAAATTTAACGATACCTTCAATCCAATTAGGCATGATTATTCCTTTCCATATATGCTTTTCTAGCTTCAATAATAGTATTAAACTTTTTATCTTTGATAAAATTAATAAAATCTAAATCTTCTTCTGATAAATCATCAGGTAATTCTTTATCATTTTTAATACAATCTAAATAGTAACGACGACGTTTCCAAACTAAATAATACGGGAATTTCTGTTTATACATTTTACCAGTAGCATCTGTAATAACAAAACCTTCTGTCTTTGGTTCAGCCATAAAAATACTTTTAATATAATGTTCTAATTGTTCTCGACAATTAGCTTTAATATTTAAAACATATGCCATAAGGCTATCTTTTTCTGGCTTATAATTATTAATAAACTCTTTACATAATTTATTAGAAAATTCAATATCAACATTAACACCATTAAGATGTAATTGATTTGGAATGAAGTCTAATAAGAATAAATGCTTTTTGCCTTCGTAATCAATCATATGTGAATTGTCGCCAGGATGACACACTTCGAATACGGCACTTGCATTATATTTTTTACATAGATCAATTACCAAATTTCGGTTATATTCCAAGCATCGATCCCAGATATCTTTGATCATCGGAGCAAAGTTACCTTGTGTTGTCGATTTGCTTGCAAAGATAATTTTTTGATGCTCTTCATTCCAGGAAATAATTCCTAAAAAGCCATTTTCTTTCCGAGAGATATGAACAGGATATACTAAATTATCAAATTCTTCTTGTTCGTCGCCACGTTCGCCAAAGTTAAAGAATTTATTATAACTTCTCGCCTTAACAGCTCCTGTAGTTTGATCGACAAACAATCCTCTAGCTTTAACTGTTAAATCATTCCATATAGCATGATAAAATGTACCTTTACTAAAGTTTAAACTCATTAAATTATCTGGTAATTTTTTAGCAACAATATGACGACTATTAGCAATAGCATTAACTTCTTCATCTAATGTCGCAATATAAGTACCTTTAAGATATTTAGATAATTTATTTTCAGTCTTCAAATAATCTTTGTTATATACTTCGTTTTTAATTTGATAGACTTCATGACCATCTTTATTAATTACAAAATATTTTAAGAATCCACCGAATTCAACTTGACCTTCTAAAGCAATTGAATGCTTTGTCGTTAATGCTCGACGATGACCAAATATTTGGATTGGATAATTAGTATAATTTGCACGAGATTCATAAGCTTGTGTTACTTCGAAATCATAGCCACCATGGCCATTAATATATTGCCATGCAGCCATATTTTGTTTTGGCAAACAACCTAATCCAGCATGTGTTACGATATATTCTTTACCTAAAAATTTAAAGAAATAAGCTGGTAACATCTTGCGATACAAAACTCTTAATTGTTTCTTAAGATCTTTTTCACTAATATATTTTGTTTGCCATTGTTTTAATGTCGTTTCTTTAAAACGAATCATGCCATTGTCATTACGATTTTCATCGCGATCGAACGCCCAATCGGCCCAGTGTAATTCATGATTACCTTCAAGTAATACGACATTCTTTTGTTCTATAATATCGAATAACGTATCTAATACTTCTAAGTTTTCGATACCGCGATCAAAATAATCGCCGACAAAAATATACAAATTCTTTTCGTTTTTAATGTCGTATTGATTAATTAATTCATGTAATACTGTATTACAGCCATGAACATCGCCGACAATAATAACTTGATCATATGTATCATCCGTATCTTTTATCAGATTACTAAAGTCATCACGAAATGCTAACGTGTCTAGCTTCGTAAAATCTTTAGGCAAATTAATTGTTTCCCAATTGTGATACATATTACGAATTACATTTTCCGGAACGCGATTTAATTCGTCGCGATATTTATTTCGTTCGACATATATTTCTACATCTTCACGTTCAGGCTCCCAATAGAATAATCGATATTTGTATTCTTTAGCAAGATCACGATATCGATTAATTTGTTTCGTATGCCATTTACCAGAACTACAATGTGTTGCATCGATAATCGTTGGCGAACCGTTTTTCATACGATTAACGAGCATCGTATCCAACATTTCAAATACTAATGCATTATCTTTTTGACTAATACGATATTCGCCATCTTCATTTACTTCTGGAGCACGTAGCATTAATCGAATATCGTCTGGACTTAATACATAATTTTTAAGACCAGATTCTTTGATAGCTGTACTTTTACCACAACCTGGACAGCCTCGCATAATAATTAAATCTCTCATTTTTTTTATTCCTTTATATAATAAAAAAAAGACGGCCTCAATGAGACCGTCTATTCATATCCTATTAATTTATTAATAGTGTTCTTAAATTTTGTCGGAAATTTATCTAGTATTGTCTGACTATATACATAAGCTTTATGTGTCCAAAAGCAATCACTCCATATACGATATGAAGTTTTTGTTGCCATACTTAACTTGGTTAGTAATGTAAGATCGACATCCTCTGCGCCGATTCTTATTAATTTTAATTTTCTATAAGGTATATCTAATATCGTAGCCCATTCTTTTGTCGTCATACCAGTTTCTTTAATATACTGGTTTAATAATTCATTAGGGCTTATTAGTTTCTGACACATCATCGTTGATATACCGTCCACATTACTGTACCACCATCGATATGACTTGGATTCATATCTTTAGTATGAACAATACCTTCGACACGTTTATATTGAACGCCATAGTTCATATAGCCTTTACCGTCTAGATAAGTAGCTCCGACTTTTAATTTAAATTTTTTCTCGTGATTAATCTTATATACGTCGACACTTTTTTCTTCTTCTATAATTTTAGTTTCGTCGGCTTTGCCACGAATCGCTTCTTGTGTCTTTTGACTAATAATATTAGATTCACCGCCATGAGCAACGTATTGGACTTCTTTAAATACAGTTTGAGGTTCTTGACCATATACATATTGAGTTCTAACTACTTCTTGAGTGACCGGAGTACTTCTTTTATTTATTAGCTCTCTTCGCATATTATCAAAAGTAAGTTTGTCATTATAAGACATATGCTTTTGATCTTCAAGACTATAGCTAGTTACATGATGTTTACGATCAAAATCCTCATATTTTTTTTGATCGACATAATACTGAAATAAATTAGATACTATCATAATGATAACCGCTAATACTACCCAGCATGCTATCTTATGCTTAGTATAAAATTCTTTCAATGTTTCAAATAATAATTTAACAAATTGCATAGAGAATATCCTTTTATTTAAATCTTAACCGTACTAATATATTACCGTTAAAATTAAAATAAATTATCGACATTCTCGATTTTAATCTTTTTAGATTCCATTAAACTTACTTTTTTAAATTCAGCTGGAATCTCTTCGATAAAACGACTTCCTTTTAATATTTTAGTTTGACCAAATTGTTTAAACAAATTAAAGTAAGAAATACTCAAGATACTTTTAGCACGTGTCATAGCTACATACCATAGACGACGTTCTTCTTGAATTTGAGCGATATCGTTTAAAGAATTTTGGTGAGGGAATAATCCTTCGTTACCACCAACGATAAATACCATATCAAATTCAAGACCTTTAGACGCATGAATAGTCATAAGGCTAATAGCATCACGTTCTTCTTCTTCGATAGATTCTTCGTCGAAGCCTAATGTCGATTCTAATAGATCGCTTACGCAATCATATTCTTCGGCAATACGAATTAATTCGTCGACATTTTTTTGACGAGTCCAAGCTTCGTTTTGAGTTTTATCTTCGTCATTTTTTTCTTTGTCTTCTTCAGAACGATAAGATTCGATTAAATAATTTTTATAATCGAATTCATTTAAATAATATTCGATGATCAATGCCGGTTCAACATTTTCTTGAGCAAATTTTACGACTTTATCAAACTTTTTCAAGAATGTTTCAGCGCCCTTTTTAGCTTTGCCTTTTAATAAAATTGTGTTTTTCTTAGCTTTTTCGATAACGCTATCTTCGCCGCATTCAATCATTAATTTATTAAAAGAAGCGTCGCCAATACCACATTTAGGAATATTAATAATACGTTTTAAAGCTTCTTCGTCTTTATTATTTAACAGCAATCTTAATACAGCTAGAATATCTTTAATTTCTTTACGATTACAAAAGGGTAAACCACTTACTAATGTATAAGGAATTGCACACTTTAAAAATGTTTTTTCAAAAATTTCAAACTGACGTTTAGTTCTAGCTAAAATACAAATATCTTTATAATTAAGACCACCTTTAACTGCAGCATGAATACTTCTTACGACATATTCAGATTCAGCAGTTTGATCATTAACTTGTTTAACATAAATTTTAGTACCAGCATCTTGTTTACTAAATGCTTCTTTTTTAATAATAGCTGGATTATTATCGACAACAGCATTACTTGCATTAACGATATTACTAGTAGAGCGATAATTTTGCTCTAACACATATTGATCGAAACCACCATCGACAATTTGTTTACAGATGAAATCAATTTCAGCACCACGGAATGCATAAATACTTTGATTGTTATCCATAACTATGCATAAATTTCCATTTCCTTCAGCAAGCTTATTGATAAAAAACCAATTACCTACTGAACTATCTTGTCCTTCGTCTACATTGATATATTTATATTTATTCCAAACGTATTGTTGTACTTCAGAATAATTATTCAAAATACGTGCAGCTAACATAGTTAGGTCATTAAAATCCATCATGTTTTCAGACTCTAATTTATGTTGATATTTTTCATATACATCAGCAGCTAATGTAAAATTAGCTTGAATTTCTTTATTTTGTTTAGCTTCGGTATATGTCAAACCTTGTGTTTTCCATTGACCGATCATAGTGATTGCAACGTCTTTTAATTTAATATTAGAACCACAAATATCTTTAATGATTTTTTCACTCTCGTCAGCATCACATACTGTAAAGTTATTTTCATATCCAATAAGATAAGAAAATCTTCTTAACAACATAGAACTGAAAGAATGATATGTACAAATTGTAACTGGTTTAGCAATTGTACCAATTTGTTTAATCATACGTTCTTTCATTTCTATAGCTGCTTTACGAGTAAATGTAAACATTAAAATACTAGCAGGATCGATGCCTTGTTCGATCATATAAGCAGTTCTAGTAACGATCACAAAAGTCTTCCCTGAACCCGCACCAGAATTAACAATAAATTTACCATCAATGCGTTTTGCTACAGGTAATTGTTGTTCATTTAAGTTTTCTAATAACTTGGACATGTAGCCTCTCCTTTCATATTAAATATAAACATTAAGAACAGGCTATATGCCTAAACTATTAAAATATATAAAAGCCAACAGAACTAACTGCCGGCTTATTTTTCTTATTTATTATTGACCAATATTATTAATAAACTCAGGAACACTATCATAGTATTCTGGTTTATTAGTATCTTCTTCGATTTTACCGTTAGATATCATTACTTGTTGTACAATTTGTTCACAAGATTGACCTTGGAAACCTTGAGTTTCATATGTAACTTGACCGTCTTTTGTAATACGAATTTTAATTTCTTGCATTTTTAAATCTTCCTTTTCTGATAAACTAAAATAAATAAAATAAAGGGGCCGAAAAACGACCCCTATTATTTATATTATCGAGTATAAGTAAGCTCGATATAGTCTTGAGTTTGTTCGATTTGACCCATAAAGTTCATAGCATCCAATTGGTAAGCAAAGTTATATGCTTGATATAACATACCCAATTGTTCGGACAAAGTTTTCAAAGTCATGTTAGTGCCCCAGAAATCGCCACGGATTTCAAGTTTACCATCTCCTTTGAATACAAGACCTACTTGAGTTTTACCGTCGATACGAACAGTGCAATCAACATCACGTTGATCTTTTGGCACTGTTACACCATAATAATTGTCGGCAAGGCGTTTATCATCGAAGTCGACAGTAAAGCCTTTTTCAAAACGATCGTCTTGCATCATTTGCATGAACACATTTTGATCGACATCGGATAAAGTTTCAATTTGTTGACGTACGTATTTAGACATAATAATTGTCCTCCTGTTTTAAAATTAAATATGTACATATATTGTAAAAATAGCTGCAAGATTACAACTATATATTACCTAAATATTTTCTTTAACGAACTTATATTCTTTAGGGAAAGTTCGTTTAATATAGCCTTTTTTCGCCTTTTGACGAAGTTCGACTGCTTTATTATCATTATAGAATGTATTTCCTTTAGAGTCAACAATAACTCGCGTAATAGTCGATAATGTATCGGCTAATACTTCACTTACAGGAAATACATCTTCTGTTAATGCTTCGAAAGCTTGAAGAGATTGAAGGCAGACATTGATATCTCGAATGAGAATCTGTGCTTCCTCTTTCAATTTCTTATCAGCTTTTTCATTTAATTGTTTTGCTAATGCTTTAGCTTTATCAGAATTAGATTCTTTTTTAGCATTTGTATTAGCATTAAACTTAATAATAGCCATCTATTAATCTAATTCCTTATTTAAACATACTTACTGCTTCGTCTTCTTCGTCGTCTTGAAATACAGAATAATCTTCATCTTCGTTATCGTCGATAAGATCAGTTTCTGGTTTAGATGCATACACGGCAAAGCGACGAGCATGTTCTTCGAGCATACGAATTGCATCGGTAGAACTACGTGTTACTGGTACGATAGTACTTAATGCTTCTTCGATTAATTTCTTAGTCAATGTTTCTGTTTGATTTAAAAATAATACACGTTGTAAGTTAATTACAGTTTGTTCGATTTCAGCACCAGTAAACTTATCGATACCTTTAGTTAAATGACGCATCATAGCTGGCGTTACTTTAATATCATATTTTGCTAAATAGATATCTAAGATTTCACGAGCTTCTTTTTTACTAGGAACTGGGAAATACCATTGACTATCAATACGTCCAGCACGTAATAATTCTGGAGGTAGTTTCGTAATATCATTACTAGTAAAGATAGTAAGAGTGTTTTCATTTTCATGTAAGAATGTTAACAAACGACTCATTACACGAGAAAGAGTACCGCCGTCCGTACTATTAGAACTAGCGTAACCTCCAAAGAGCTTTTCTGCTTCATCAAGCAAAAGCACACAGTATTTAAGCTGCTTTACTTGGTTAAGTGCTTGTTCCATATTAGCTTCAGAAGCACCGACAAAGCCTTGCATAATTTTACTTAAGTTAATATTAACAAGCGGAACATTTAATGTATTCGCAATAATACTAGCCGATACAGTTTTAGAACAACCTGGCACACCGAATGCAATAAAACCTTTAGGAGATTTAATATGCTTTTCACGTGCTTCTTTTGTGTAGAACATCGGTAATGTTTTTACATAATCTTTAAATTCTTTATAGCCACCCATATCGTCGACAGACATAGTAGGATGACTTACTTCGAGCATACTCGTATCGAAGTTTTCAGATTTAAATTTATGAATATCGGCTTCATTAATAGTTTTACCTTTAGCTACATATTCAATAGTTTGTAACATTTGAATATACGTAAGACCTAATAAAGCTTCGGCACATTTGTCGATATCTTCACATTCATATTTATTTAAGTAACGTTTAATTTCTTTTAATGTAAGTGCATCGAGATCTACTTCGTAGCATAAGTTCTTAATTTTTTCATTAGGACTTACTGTTGATACGACATAAATAGCAGAACCATCTGCTTTAAAATTAATCATATTGCTAAATAAATACAAATAGGTTTCATTAGTAAACAACAAGTTTGGTTCGATAAATAATGCAGGTAAGCCTTTTAATTCGTTTTCTTTTAACGCTTCTAATGCCATTAATGCATTACGAATCTGTTGTTTGTTCTTAAGAGTATCGATCGTTTTAATATCTTCGTTATAATCGAAAGAACGTTCTTTTTTGTTTTTCAAAGAATTAAGATTAAACTCTCCCAAAAATCTTTCAGGAGACAAAACTAATACTTTTTTAGATTCTGTTTCTGCGAAACAATCTTCTAAATCGGAAGAACCTAAATTACGGTTATCTTCGTCGATAAGATTAAATACATAAGACATCGCACGTTCACGTTCAAAAGATTTAATCCATACGACAGGGCGATAACCATTACCCTTACCCATGTTAATTAATTTAAGATTATCCATTTTCAATTCCTTTATTTATTAAATATTAAGCACCCAAACTAATTTTTCTATCTTCTTCGAGATATTCATTCATTTGAGAAACAAAGATATCGATAGTCTTAATGGCACCTGTAAAACCACTATTAAGTTTAGCAGCAATAGTTCGATTACTAATTTTGCATACTTCGTTGTAGAATACTTCGAGAGTATCGACAAAGCCATTAAGAAAATCTAATAAAAATTTTTCGGCAACTAATGTGTTAACATAATCTTTATATTGTTTTAGATCTGTTAATGCACATTTACCTTTAATACATTTACTTAACATCGGGATAACGTCGTCGTCCCAATCTAAATGTTCGCTGATCGTTTCTTTTTTATCAGCATTTGTAATTGTAAAATTTAATACAGCATCATCTTCACCGATAGTCAAATCATATTTGATAGAAAAGTCTTTTTTATCTTGATCTAAAATTAATGATGTGCTAATTAACGTTTCTTTAATATTAATTACGTCGGACAAATTCAGCCCCTCCATCTTCACGAATTTTCATATCGATAATATCTTTTGTGATGCGATATGATTTAAGAACTTTATGATCTTTAGTATATTTACTAAAGTCATGAATTAATTGATTAGAACTACCGACAAAACTATATAACGGAACTGTTTCGGTATCATCATAAATACGTTGATGTTCATCGTATACGCCGTCGACTAACATATCGATGTTATAAAATAGCTCGATATATTTATTGACATCGTCGAATTTCCAAATATCTTCTAACGATTTCCAAGTGATTACGATAATATGATAGCCGTTGGCTTTTAGTTCTTTGCATAACTCAACTAAGCCATCGATTTGATCGGTAGGTTCACCGCCGACAATCGTAACACTCTTAACAGATCCCATATCGTTTAACTTACGAACTATTAATTTGTGATCGATCATACTACCTGTATCACTTTGCCATAGTTCATAGTTAAAACAACCCTTACATGGTGTACCGTCCATAGCACGTTGACAACCCGCAAAATATAATTCACTTCGCAAATTGTCGTGCATCGACGGGCCAGCCGTTCTAATGTTAATTCGATAATCGTACAAATTAATTAACATCTTCTCTCCTATACTAATAAAAAAAGACCAAGCCCTTAACGGACTTGATCTTTCGTTACGACATGTTTACAGTTATGACAACGATAAACATCCGCATCTTTTAATGCAGTATATTCATTTTGTCGTGGGAACATTTTGAATTCAAATAATTCGACCTTTTCGAATCGTCGATTTCCGCATCGAGGACATTTAAAATATACTTTATCCTCTGGATCTGAAATAATCATTATTCGCCACTTTCTCTTTCGATGTCTAATACCAATATATTTAAGAATTTGCGATCGTTTAAAGCTTCTTTAGGACTGATATTATTTACTTCGGCAAACTTAGTAACAATGTTACTAAAACGTTTGCTGTCCTGAGTTTTATAAGCCTTAAGTTTTTTCTTATTGATAAATTCTTTAATATTGTCGAAATTATCATCTTTAAATACAGCAATATTTAAGTTTGCAGCACAGCCTTTTAAAGCACTACTTACGGCAGATTTATATCCGCTAGAATAATCCATTCTATTATTTTTATCAGACTTACGAACACAATTACTGCCGATATCTTCTTTAATAATTTGTAAAGGAGATCCGTCTTCGTTTAATGTATTAACAGTTAAACGACCATGGGCATAGAAATATGTGTCTTCTGTCTTATTATCAGATTTTTCTTGATTATAAGCGAGATATGTTTCTGACCAAGTACGTACTACTTCAAAAGACCAGTTGCCATTAAACAACTCATTAAGAATCATAGTAACGTCATCGATACTTAAATATGATGCACCTTGATTCACATACTTATTAGACTTAAAAAAGTCTTGACTGATATTTCTTGTTTGAAAAATTTCTTTTAACGTTAACATAGAAAATGCTCCTTTATAATAATTACATTGTTTATACAATTATAATATCATAAAAGGAGCTATTTGTCTACTTATTTAGCACTTTAATTGCAGCAGATACTGTCACTAATAAATCTTTTTTGAAACGAACTTGATCGATAATTCCTTGTAAGAAATTCAAACGACTACGTGTTTCTGCAATCAAATGGAATAAATTAACGGTAGTCTTATCGATCTTATATTTTTCAGCAGCAGCAACGCCATTAGCTTTACGTTCTGTTTCGTTAGAGCCTTTAGCGTTCGTTGCTTTAATAACGGCTAAAATACCGTCTTCTTTATTCGTAAGATTTTCAAGACCAGTTTTAGTTTCCATGTATTTGTCATAGATAGAACTATACATAGAATCTAAATCTGCTGCTACATGTAAAATAACGTTAGGCGGAATATTTTCTTTAATTTGAATACCAGACATTTTAATCAAGGTATCGTTTTTAAAACGTTCCCATTCATCGTCAGCTACTGGATTGACAATGAAATCACTAATACGATTGAATGTTTCGCCTGTCGTTTTAATTTTCTTAATTGGTTCTATAGCAGGCTCTTCTTTATCTTCGTTGTCTTCGATAACTTCATCTTCCTTAACAGTTTCTTCGTTAATTTCTTCTGTTACTTCTTCTTTAATAGTAACAGTATCTTCATCTGTAATAAGATCTTCTTTATTAGTATCTGTAAGTTCTGTATCTAAACCAGGAACTTCATCGTTTTCGATTTCATCGAATAGATCAAAATCTTTATCTAAAGGCATTAATTGTCCTCCATTACTTTTTTATATAGTGTACTACAAGTTTCGATATCTTTAATTAGAACAGATTCGGCTTCTTTCTTCATCTCTCCTTCCAATTTTTTAATATAGTTAACACTATACATTGGGAAGAACAAATGACCCATACTGGTAAAAGCCGTACCTCTATCTTTTAAGATAGTACTATCTTCTTTAAACATATGTAAAGAAATATTTCCGAATAAGATAATTAGCTTAGGATTAACGCAATCAATTAATTCATATAAATATTGTCGTGCAATCTTTTGCTCTTCAAGATTTGGCGCACGATATTTAATTTTATCTCCAATCGTAACGAACGGAGTATATGGTAAACAATCGATTACGGTATTACCTTTAATCGGAATATTCTTATTTAATACTTTAAACACTGAAGCATATACATGATCTTTGCCAAATACAGATGTACTTTCTGGATAGGGATCTTTGATAATTAAAATATCGCTACGTTTTTCAGGTTCAGAATTGATAGGAAGCAGTAAATCTTGCTTTACGTATTCTGGCATTGGATATTGTTTATAATTTTCTAAATATTCATTCCAGATACGTTCGGCATGTTTACTACGAGCTTCATTTAGAAGGGTCATTTAATTTTTCCTCCAATAATGCCTTTTCGGCTCTCAGTAAATTATTTTCGGCTATTGCTTTATCTCGTTCGAGATTAGCTAATCGTATCAGATGATCAGCATTATTAGCCTTTCTCCGGTCCTCAATCATAGTTTTAATCATCGACATGATGATTTCTTGATCGACGACAACAAATACATCGTCTTCACTTTCGTGAAAACAAAACTTCAAGTAGTAGAATTCTCGATCTTGAGATTCTCGTTTCAATTTATCGAGCCATTCTTTATGGATCGTAAATGTTTTCTTTCCGCGAGCTTTTTCAGCTACTTGAGTTTTTAATTCTTCGCTAACGTTAATAATACCCTTAATTTCTTGATCGCCTTTTATCTTACCAGCTCCACTATTAGGAGTCATACGATTAACGACATCATTAACTAAAGCTTCGTTAGCGTTATGATTCTTCAATTCAAATTTAGAGCCCATCCGTTTATCCGGACGGGCTTTAAATTTAGTTTGCTTTAATTTTTTCTTACTTAATTCAGAGTCATGTTTAATACATTCTGTACATTTATTTCCTGTAATCGTAAGGCATGTATACCATTCTTCTCCGAATAAACAATTAGCCATTAGTAGCCTCTTCAGCTTCTTCGGCTAATTTTTCTTGTTCTTTAATTTTGACGACTTCTTCTTCACTAAGAGTTTCAAAGCTGCCATGAACTAAAGATTTAAGTTTTTCAAGCTTGTCTGGATTAGCTTTCATGTCTTCTCTGAAGGCATTACGACCATTCCATTTGTCAACAATTTCTCCAGTTTCTGAATCGAGTTGTTGCATCCAGGCACCAGCTTTATGAATAATACCTAAATCGATTAATTCATCGAGAGTACTAAGAATTTGTTCGATACCTTCACCAAAGATTGCATAGTACGTAAACTTACGATATGGAAACTCTCTCGGAATACAATGATTTTTAGTAATCTTACAATTGATTTTGATACCGTCTTCTTTTTCAATAGGATCAGTATCTAATACACTAGCCTTACGCATTTCGACAGTTAGCATACTAGCTGTACGAATAGCACGACCGCCAGCTAAGATCAAATTATCGCCATACATGCTAAAGCCACCGATATTAGTTGTTAAATGTTGAACTAATATCATTGCTGTTTTATATTGTTTAATTAGTGGTACGAATTTACCCATCATACGACTATTCATACGCGCAGCAGCACCGACATTAACTTGTTCCATCGATTTATTCATTTCAGATTCTGGGATTAATGCTTTTAATGTATTAATACAGAATAAATCAATAACACCAGTTTGCAATAATGCTTCGGCTTGATCTAAACATTGTTCAGCTGAATGATTTCGATCAAATTGAATAAAGAAAAATCGTTCTGGATCGATACCAAACTGATTTACCATGTAATCCAAATTTAATGATGCTTCGCTTTCAAGCCATAAAGCAAAATGACCTTCTGGATTTTCACGATGCATTTTACCAATAGTTTCGAGAACTAATGATGTTTTTCCGGAATCTTCAACGCCTGCGAGTATACTAATATTACCTTTAGGAATACCTCCACCAGTTGCAGAATTAAAATTAATTGATGGAGTCGGAATAAATTCAATATGAATTTGTTCTTGTACTTCAGGATCTGTTAATTTACCAACAATAATACCATCATTTTTCTTGCGAAGATTTGCCATAACCAATTCGATACGTTTTCTGCGTTCTGCATCAGTTACTTTAGCCTTATCTTCGACAATGACTTCTGCTTTTTTTCTTGCCATATAAACCCTCCTATTGTCTATTAGAAATAGTATTAAGTACTTTAATTGCCGTAGCTACATCTTGATTGGCTTTACCATTTTTGGCAAGCAAATTATTATAGTCTACTAAGTACTCTAATACTAACATAATAATAGGTTTAATAGCAACATCTTTTTGTACGTCTTCGGCAATCATTAAATTATTAATTACTTTTAAAAAAGTGCTAATAATAACTTGATTTTTTTCGGTATTGGTTCCCTGTAATGTCTGAGAGAACATACCGACATACGAAGCCAAAGACGTTTCTAAATTAGCTGTATCCATTAATATGTTACACCTTTAACTAATTCATAATTAGTAAATACTTTTCCTTTAAATTTAGGATATTTTTTAAACATTCCGTTATATTTTTTAACGTAATCTTTAAAATCATATTCATTAAGTAAATATATATAATTGTCGATACCAATAATCGAATTATTTAATTTATTTAAAGGAACAATCAGTTTAATTGGGATATCTTTGGAGATAGGTTTCGGCGAATTACCTTTTCTTCGATGTGGGGCATCGTCGATAACTTTAATTTCTCCACGATCGTTAATAATAAGCAAGCTATTAAGTTCCTGTTCATAGAAACGATTAAGAACTAATTTAATTTCTTCACCGTCGCTTAATTTAACAAGATTCTTTTTGCCAGAACTTTCACGTGTCGTGCGTAAATTCATCGGTTTGAACTCGATATCGACTAAAAGAATTCTATTATGAGTTGTAACAACGTAGAATAAATTGGAGTATAATGGTTCGATTGCCACAATTTCATCATCATTATTAGATAATGTGATGATTTTTTGTTTTCGCCCAATATCGAACATCTCGCCATTAACTACCTTATACCAACCTTGCTTAGTAACAATTAGATATCGCATATGCATATTATAATTCAAATAATTGTTTAATCGTGTGTAAAAATAATATACACGATTTTCTATTTTAAGATATGTATCGGGTTCTTTTGTCACGCGATATAATGAATCTTTTTCAAATCGTACGATTGGTTTACGAAGATTAATCATGGTAACACCTGAATATCTCTTACTAGAACTTCGTATGTCGTTTTCGTACATTGTTCCTTATGATCATAATACTCGCGATTAACAAATTTACCGATAACTTTAATATTAGTTCGTAATTTCATATCTCGAACTGAACCTCACATGACTAAAGTCACATGGTTCTAAAAATAACATAAAGTTATTTTATTAAGAAGTTTGATCTAAAAGATCCTTATTCTTTTAGGCGTGTCCAGAGCGCCTCTACCGTATAAGATACTAAGATCTACAACGCTACTTTTACGAAGAATATTCAATGCTCCATTACAATCTGCATTAAAAAGATAGTTATTTCTAGTTTGATATAAGCCTCTTTTAATACGTTTACCACTAAACTCATACGTTTGTGGATTATCCGCATTATAAATAGGCAATTCATCATTATCAAAGAAACTAGCTTTAGACGTATAAGATTCTTCTTGTAAAATATAATTAATATTATATCGTTTACACAAATATTCTAATTTTTCTCGAATCTTACCAAACGGTAATTGAGTAAAAATTTGATTATTTCTTTTACCTAAGTTAGCTTTACATTGAAATGATTGGTTATAACCAACAACTAAAGTACCAATATTATTAGACAAGCAATAATTAATAACATATCGACAAGTTTTGTTGATATAATCATCAATTCTATTTTTTCTTTTTCTGGAAATTAAGAATTGTTGTTTTGTTTGTCTAAGAATATTTTGTTTATCTTTTATAGACCGTAATTTTGCATTTTGTTTATTAAAAAATTGATTAATAGATTTTAATTTTCTTCCATCGATAATAAAAGATTTACCTGTATTCGTAACACAAGTACACAAATTACTAACACCTAAATCAATAGCTAGTGCATTGTTAATATTTAATTTTATATTTTCTTCTTGAATTTCATAAATATATTGAATCTCGAAGAACCTAGCATTAAATTTAGGAATAATTTGAATTTGCTTTATTTCTTTATTTTCTAATACTTGAGGAATTTTTATGTTAATTCTATTAACTTTATATTTTTTCTTAAAAGTATTAGAATATGGGATCATTAAAATATTATCATCTTTAATTCTAACTTGACCAATAATCAAATTTGAATAACTATTTTTAGGTAAATAGTTAGGTAATCTAATATGTTTAAAGTTATATTTGCCCTGTTTTGCTAATTTAATTAAAGCAAAAAATGATTTAAACATTTGGTCAACATTTTTAAGAATTTGTTGAGAAATATCAGCATTTAATAATTTATAATTTTCAAGATATTTCATTTCATGATAATTAGATTCATATCTTAAATATTGTTTTTCTTGAAAATAATATTGTCGAACATTATATATTGCTTGATTAGTTAAATTTTTAGATATTTTACATAATTCTCTTAAAATATTATATTCTTCTTTAGTTAAGTGTTTTACTTGTTGCTTTATGGTTAAATACATTGTAATCACCTCGCTTTCTAATATTATATTACGAGATCATTATAATATATTTTTGCTAAAAATGCAACTTTTCAGCAAAACTTTTTCAGGACATTTTAGAACCATATCTTTAAAATCAATTAGAGATCTCGTTCAGCTAAGATCGTCACTTCCTAACCAGCGCCACTACGCGCATCCTTAGCTTTCACTAAGGCACAGACTATATCTTATCCATATTACTTTTGTAACTTAGGCGACACCACTTCCACTACCATTATAGACTTGTAGTGTACGACCCTCACGAGGTCTAGTCGTTGAACCTTCTCGCACTAACGTGCAAGCTTGGCTGCTGATTGTCCATTATATTAGTACTTAGGATTTAACCTTATACCATCTTGAATATTTTTTCTGCTTTCGCTGCATTCACGCTTAATTCTCATTAAGAATTTACGTTGTAGTTATTCAAGCTTTAGGAGTTTCCAGCAATTCAGTGTCTTTGTTGGACGTGTAAGAACGCCACTACCTACTAGTTTCCCAATAGGCTTACTATTCTGCCAAAATATATCTCATGATTAAAATCACGAGTGTTATTTTGACGTCTTAATAAATTAGCATTTAAGTTATGACCAACACAAGGAATAAAGTCATGTACTGTATCGTTATTACGTTTAACAGCAATAATCACGCTACAGATATTATGACTTTTTTTATTAATGATTTTACTTTTCTTACAAATAAAACCAGTTAATACGACTTCATTATAGTTATTAACTTGTCGATTGCCTTGTGTAATGAAAGCAAATACGCTTAATTTGCTTTTATCATTATCTTGTTTAAGATTTTTTGTTCGTAATTCACCGTACAAATTTACGTGTGAATCTTCTTTTAAATTATATACCTGTTTCACATTATCTTTAAATTGAACAGGTACTTTAATATGTTTCTTTTCAATATTCATACTAACATTAGCAGAATATATATCTTGACCAGAACGTTCTGTATGAGATTTTTTGATATCACACAGCGTTCCGGCAATATTAATGAAATTATTCACAGAGGTTTAGCCCTTTCGTAAATATTTCTTAAATCGTAAGGTTAAGTTAGATTTTTCATCGACATCGGTACGTGAAACAGATAAACTCCATTTTGTCATATCGATCGACGGAAATCTAACGTCTCCTACTTTAAAATCGTCGACTTCTGTTACATACAAGCAGTCGGTATACGGTATAAATTGTTTATATATTTCACCGCCACCTATAATATAATAGTCTACATTTGGATCGATGGCCTCTAGAACGTCATCGATACTGTTAAATGAACGAGCTTTATTAAAACTCGGATCTCTGGTAATGACCCAATGTTCACGGTTAGGTAATAAACCAGGTAAACTTTCAAATGTTTTACGACCCATTATAATTACATGGTTAACGGTTTTACGTTTAAAAAATGCTAAATCCTTCGGAATATGATATAGCATTTTATTGTCTTTACCGATATAGTCAAAGTTGTTTTTACAAACAATCATATTAATCATACGGCAACCTCAAATTCGATTTTGCCACTATGTTTATAATCTTTAACTTCAAAACAATCAGCATCGAATTCATAAAAACTGTCGAAGCCTTCTTTTAACATTACTTTTGGTAATACATATGTCTTATTAGCTAATTGCTGAACGGCGCCTTTTAAATGATTTTCATATACGTGACAATCATTAATCATAACGGTAAATTTACCAGGTTTCAATCCACTAGTTTTAGCTAATACTAATACTAACATAGCATATTGTGCTATATTATAGGGATTTCCAACGCAAAAATCATTTGATCTGATATTAAGTAAACAATGCAATTTACCATCGGTAACATTCCATTCCGTTAAAAATGCACAAGGTTGTAATGCCATATCATTAAGATCTTCGACATTCCACAAACTAACGACCATGCGTCGACTATCACGATTATAATGTAAATCGTAAATTAATTTATCGACTTGATCCATGTAGATTTCGCCATTTTTACCGACACGATAATCACTAATTTTGCCATCTTTTTTAAGCTTAAAAGCATTTTCAGCATTAATGTCAAAATACTTATATTGTTTTGCTAACTGATAACCATACGCTTTACCGATAGTACCGTCAGTACGTTTCCATTCATTCCAGATTTTAACGCCGTATTTTTTATTCAATAAATTAACGTCGTTAGATTTATCTTGCCAAATCCATAACATTTCTTTTGTCGCTGTTTTAAGACCGACAAATTTACTAGTTAATAATGGAAATTCTTTTGATAAATCAAAAGACATACGCTGATGCGGAATACTATACGCAGCAGTACCTGTACGGTTTTTTTTACAAACACCATTAGCAATAATATTAGTTAAAATACTTAAATATTGTGCGTCGACATTATTATTATAAGTATTCTTAAAATAATTACGCAAACCGCAAATCATATTTTTAAACATAAAAACCTCTAATAAACGTGATCTTCATCATCGATTAAATCATAGTAACGATACAAAATGCCTCGAGCCGTTTCGCCAATCGTCTCGGCTAATGATACGTCTTGATTAAAATCGACTTGTGCCTTAAATCCTCTAGGTTTAATTAATAGTTTACTACTAGCAATATAAGAATCGACACGACCACGTAAACCAGAAGTACCAACTCTAAATACAAACTGGAATATTTTATCGTCGAATTCAACTTGAATAGGTTCACCAAATTTTCCTTTAGCAAGTTTTTCTCCGACATATTCTGAAATTTGATTTAGATTACTTCTAAGTTCATTATCTAATTTAAAAAATTTTTCCCAGTCTTGTATTTGGGAATCGATATGCTCTAATTGATCCATGAGCCACCTCATAAATATAATAAAAATAGTGGGCATACACTGTGTATACCCACCATAATTATAACATACGATGGCTAATTTAACAATTAGATATCGAGAACGTCGTCGTCATCTTCTGTCGTATTATTAGCTGGTGCATCGCTAAAATTATCGAAGTTAGATTGGCTATTACCACCAGAACGATGATCTTCAAAATAGAATTCGTCGACAATAATATCATTAGTATATACTGTGTTACCATTTTTGTCTTCGTATGTTCTATTTTGCAAATGACAAGCAATCAAGAATTCTTCGCCACGTTTTACGTGTTTACCAATAACGTCAGCATTAGGACCATAAGCTACTACACTGAAGATATCTTCTGGATAGTATTGTTCGTCTTTTGGTTTCCAGTTACGACGTACAGACATTTGGAAATTAGCAAAAGAGCGTTCATTTTCACCATCGCCGAAACGAACATCAAAACGGAATTTTTCACTTGTAGGAATACGACCTTGCAAAAGTAATTTGTTCATAGACATAATAAATAGTCTCCTTTTCTTAAATAAAATTATTTAAAATATATCTTAAGCATATACTATGCTTTAAGAACTGTTAAGATGGCTTCGATATTGTAACGATTCAATTGAGAAATATCGTGTAATACTCCGCCAGAAATTTCTTTCATCTTTTCGACAATTTGATCTTCGTTATAACGTGCTAATTCTTCACGTAACGTTAGATAATGAGCTAAATTATCGACATAGAAAGGTGTAATTTCTTTGAAAGACATACCTTTATCGGCATCGTCCAAGATCTCGTCAAAATACTTACGTAATACTGCCTTATTGCCTTCGGCTTCTTTTACGAAAGCATTAATCTTCTTACGCTGAGGCGTAAGTTTAGCTTTTGCTTCAGGATTAGATTCGAATGTTTCTTCACGTTTAAATTCAGATACATAACAATCTAATTGAGCTTCGTTAAACTCTAAAGGTTTTGTTGCTTCTTCAGTTGCAGAAGCTTCTTCGACAACGACTTCAGGTTTAACTTCTGCTTTACTGGGTACGAAAGCTGGTTCTTCATCATGAACTTTATCTTCGCTACCTTTAGCTAATTTTTCTGGAGGCAATACGTTGCCTTCGAAATCTGTTACGGGTACGTCTTCTTCTTTAGCTTTAGCTTTAGGACGACCACGCTTAGCTTTAGGTTTTTCTTCTTTAACTTCTTCTTTAGCCATTACGATTTCAGATACAGTAGCTTCTTTAGCTTCTTCTTTAGCTAAGAATTCTTGAGCATCTTTTTCAGCAGCTTCAAATTTTTGTTGAAGTTTTTCGATAGTACCAGCAATATACATTTCATGAAGCAGTCTAATCTCATCGACTGTTAATTTATCAGCATTATTAACTAATTTATCGATAGCTGTAATTAAAGCTGCTTCAGTAAGAGATACTAAATCGTACATCTTTATTATTCTTCCTCCTTCTTTAAATAATATTCAAATTTCTTTTCGACATCTTCCTTAGTGATTTTAATTTTCTTAGTCTTCGGAGTAATTTCGAAAATCTTATCGTCGACTAATGCTTCGCATACGCTACGCAATGCACGAGCACCAGTCTTACGTTCATAAGCTAATTTAGCAATCGTATGAATCGTATCGTGATCGAATTCTAATTCGACGCCATACATACTTACTAATTCTTTTAATTGTTTAAAGATCGCATGTTTAGGTTCAGTTAAGATGTTTTCTAAATCTTCGATACTTAATTCTTTTAATGGACAAATAACTGGTAATCGACCTAATAACTCTGGAATAATGCCGAAATTACTTAAATCTTCTGGCAAGATATTATCGATTAAACCATTATAGGTAATTTCGTCTTGAATTTCGTTCTCGGATTTTACATTTGTAAAGCCGAAGCCATTATCGACAGATTTATTCAAACGTTCAGCAATTTTCTTTTCGATACCGGTAAATGCACCGCCACAAATAAATAAAATATTTGTCGTATCGATTTCGACTGTCGAACCTTGACCTAACATACCGCCTGTCTTAATCGCTACTTTGCCACCTTCGACAAGTTTTAATAATTCGTATTGTACATCACGACCACCAATATCGCTACCTTGAGCACCTGCATTTTCAGGATCTCGAGCAGCAATCTTATCGATTTCGTCGATATATACAATACCTTGCTCAGTCTTCGAAACGTCTTCGCCAGCTTCTCTGTATAATTTTGCAATTATGCTATTTACGTCTTCACCAACAACAATTTGTTACCCTATAGGCTTTTTATCCTATAGCTCTTATAGTTTCCTATAAGTTCAGCATAGATTTTCTTAGTAAAACAATATACAAACTAAGACAACCACTCGTGGGAATATTTTATTCTTATTTAAATAAATAAGGTTCAATTCCTATGCGTTACGGTGGCAAAAATCTTTTAAAATTTTTGCTTACCTCGGTATTTTCCTTTCGGATCTTCACCGATTTTGGTTGTTTTAATTACTCTGACTTATTTGTATTTTCATCAGAGAGGGCTTGTTTGAGAAGTAAATACTTTTCCATTTTTCTATCAAGAAAAATGTTAGCATCAGAATATAAATAATCATAAAAAGACAATGTTTGCTTTTTCTTATATAAGACTAATTTTTTATATGTTTTATAATCATCAATTTTAAATTCAAAATTTTTTAATTCTTCAAAAATAGAATTTGTTAAATCTGATGATCCAACAACTATTACTGTTTGAATTTTCTTAGGATTTTTAGTTATGTATCCATTTCCATCAAAATATCCTCGAATAAAACTTGGAACAAGTTCTTTTTTTAAATTAGGCATCATTGCATTTTTTGTTTTATTATAAACTACACCCAATTTAATCAAATCTTCAACTAATTCTTTTGAAACTATAGATACGATACAGGTATTTCTATTTTTTCTATGTTTTATTTCTAAATTTTGTGCTTCTATATCTTTTATAAATTTTTTTAAATGATTTTCATCAACAGATCCAAGTTCTATAGATAATCTATTTTTATATACATTCCCATCGGCCATAATAAAACCTAGCCAATAAGCTCTTGTTTCTGTATTTATATTTTTAAAAAAATCATGATTAAAAGTTACATTTGGTCTTTTATAAGTAAAACGCATATTAACATTTTTCTTTTTTATGTATGCTGAAAACGACTTTACAGAAATTTTTAATTGTTCTGCTACTTTATACATAGGAATTTTATCATTGATATACATTTTTAATCCTTTAATATATCTAGGATCTTCAATTTCAAAATGTACATTTCTTTTGATTTCTATTCCATTTCGTTTAAAATATCTTCGCAAACAACTAACATCTACTTCATATTTTTTTGCTAATGCAGATGTAGATATTCCTTTATTTTCAGTATATTCTTTTATTGCTTTTTTATATTTTTCTTCGTTTTTATATGTTGTCATAATTACGACCTCCTATGGTCATAATTATAATGTAAAACATATTATCTTGTCAACCCCGACTTAGTGAGACTTGAAGCGTCAACAATGACACAAGGACGTTTTAAATATTTAGCAATTTGTTTAATTATCCAAGTCTTACCACAACCGGTCGAGCCAATGAGCAAGGCATTCGCCTTCTCTACGTCGATACCAGTTTTATCTTTTTTAAATGCATTATATTCTAATAACTTAGTGTGATTAGCTACAGCTACACTTAAAATTTTCTTAGCATAATCCTGGTTAATTACGCTTTCATCTAAATATTCTTTAATTTGTGAAGGCAATAACTTAGATTTTTTAGTTTTTGGTTTTGGTTTATCGTCAAGACTAAAATCTTTCTCGAGATTTACACCAAAATCTAATTCTGGATTATCTTCGACTAGCTGAATACTCATATTTTCAACACAATCTTGACAGATGAAAATATTTTCGTCTACGGAAGAACTAAAGGTTACTCGATTATTTTCATTATCGTTGATGTCTTTACCACAGAATGAACATTTCATTATTCTTCGTCACCTCCGATAATTTCATCGACTAAACCCATATCCAATGCTTCTTTAGCATCGAGATAATTATCACGTTCACAAGCTTCGTGAATTTGTTCATAAGAAGATTTACCGTTAGATTTTTCGGCATACATCTTTTCTAGTTTTTCACGAAGAGACGTAATTCGTTTATAAGTGATTTCAATTTCAGTTTGTTGACCTTGTGCACCACCTAATGGTTGATGGATCATTACACATGTATTAGGTAATACACTACGTTTATCGCCCATACTTAATAGGAAACTAGCCATACTAGCACACATACCATAACCGATAGTATGAACTGGTGCTTTAACTAGTTTCATCGTATCATAAATAGCGAATCCGGAAGTAATAACACCACCAGGGCTATTAATGTACAATGTAATTGGTTTACGGCTATCTTTGCTATTAAGATATAGTAAATGGGCAACGATAGAATTTGCTAATTCGTCGTTAATTTCGCCGACGATAAATAATACTCGCTCTTCAAGCATTTTATCGAAAATACCAATGCGAACACCGTCATTATCTTTAATTACACTCACGGATTTCTTCCTTTACTTCCTTAAAATTACCACTCAAAATTAATTTAATTGCATTGACAATATTGTCAAATTTACTTTTTTTGCTATCGATAACGATACATTTATACGTAACGTATCGTGGAGCTGGCTTCTTAGTTTCTTTAACAGTTTTAACTGTTTCTTTTAAGATCTTACTAGCAGTTTTTTTACGTTTATTATATTTAGCAGACTCTAAACGATGTTTCGTTGCCAATTCACGATGTTCTGGCGTAATCTTTTCACGCATCGATGCTAAACGTTTATTCTTAGTCTTATTATTAATAGCTTCTAAAAGCTTAATTTCAGCATCGGTAAAACATTCGCTGTAACGAATAGCTTTATCAAACTTTTGTTTTCTTAATGTTCCGCCACCTTCGATAATCATCTCGTTAATTTTTTGGCCTGTAAAGCCAGCATTATCGATACGTTCTCGCAAAGAATCGCCATCGGCATTTAAGACACACCAAATTCTTGCCATATGCAATGAATTCATATTAGACCATTCTTTGGCCCAATGATGCTTCTTAGCCATTTCGATAGCACACATAGCAGAAAATGACGTAAATGTTTCGGTAGACCAATCCATATTACATAGATC